CAGGTGAGGGTTCAGCTCGTAATGTTATAAATTGTAGATGCTCAGCTGTATATTTACCAGTCAAAGATGCTAATACAATTAACCAGTTGGATAATATAGGTTTTGGCCTGGCTGGTGGTCAATTAATATAGTTAAATTAATTTAGTAATTTTGTAAAAAATATAATTATGGATTTTATATATAAATCAGCTCCAATAGGCGATGAAATTATTGACTTTGATGAAAAAAACAATATTGTCAAAGGTTATGGTTCTTATTTTGATAATAAGGATAGCGACATGGATATAATCCGCAAGGGTGCATATCAAAAGACAATACAAGAAAATGGCAATAGAGTAAAATATTTATATCAACATGATATGATGCAACCTATCGGTAAAATGTCTGAATTATATGAGGATGACAAAGGTTTAGTTTTTACAGCTGAAATACCAAAAACTCAATTAGGTAATGATGTTATTGAATTGATGAAAGCTGGTGTTATTACTGAAAACTCTGTTGGTATTATGCCAATAATAAAAGAAAACAAGGGCGATTATAGAGAAATAAAAGAAGTCAAACTATATGAAATTAGTGCTGTTACATTAGCGGCAAATGACCAGGCCAAAATATTAGATGTCAAAGGCATGGTTGATATTGACAAAGTTTACAAGCGTTATGACAACATTTGTAAGCTACTTAGAAAAGGCAATATATCAGATGATATGGGTTATGCCTTAGAATCAGAAATACTTAAACTCAAAACATATTTCATGAACGCTACTCAGCCAGTTGAGGAAACTACTGAGCCAGTTGAAAAAATGGTACAAGAGGTTGATATTTACAAATACTTAATTAATAAACTTTAAAAAAATTCTATTAAAATGGATGAAAATGTAAAAAACCAGCTTGACCAATTAGGCGATATTATTGATGCTAAATTGGAAAAAGCTCATGGACAAGCAGTTGATTCAGCAACTGGTAAGGCGGATGAAGCATTAAAAGGCGAAATCAAAAACCTAACACAAAAATTTACTGAAAGAATGGATGCTATTGAAGTATCTAGCAAAAAAAGATTTGAAGCATCTCAAAAAGAGGACAAATCATTTTCTGGTAACTTAACAAAAGCTATCAAAGAGGGTGCATTAGATGCAATGAGAAATGGCTCAAACAGAGGTGCCTCGTTTGATATAAAGGCGGACATGACAGTTGCGGCCGATTTTTCTGGAGCGGTTATACCACCACAAAGAATACCAGGGTATAAATTTGACCCTACAACTCCACAAAACATTAGACAAATAATTCCTATTGGTTCAACTAATAGCGATGTTGTTAAATATGTTAAAGAAAGTGGATATAGCAATGGTGCGGCGGCGGCGGCAGAAGGTTCTACATTAGGACAAACTGATTTTGATATGACTGCTGTTGATGCTAATGTTAGAAAAATTGGAACGTATTTAAGAATTTCAGATGAAATGCTACATGATACGCCACAAATTTCTAGCTATTTATCAGCTAGGGTACCAGCTAAATTAATGGAAGTTGAGGATGACCAAATTTTAGGTGGTAATGGTTCAGCTCCAAATTTAAATGGTTTCTATAACTCAGGTACAAACTTTGATGTTTCAGCTAATGGTAAATTTTACCAGTCAGTTGAAGCGGCAAATGAATTTGATGTACTTGTAGCGGCCATCAATCAATTACAGATTGCTAACTACAAAGCTGATTATATTTTACTTAACCCAACTGATTTTCACAAAATCCTATTATTAAAAGATACTACTAATAACTATCTTAAGGACCAAGTGTATCAAGGGTTACAACCTAATTTCTTAGGTGTGCCAATCGCTGTAAATAACGAAGTTAACCCAGGAACATTCCTAGTTGGTAACTTTGGTCAAGCGGCTCAATTATGGGTTAGAGACAACGTATCTGTTGAATTCTTTACAGAGGATGGAACTAACGTGAGGGATGGTTTTGTTACTGTTAGAGTAATGGAAAGAGTTGCACTAGCAACTTATTTACCAAATGGTATTATAGATGGAACATTCAGTACTGCAAAAGCGGCACTAGAAACGCCATAATAATAACTATTATATTAATTAAAGGGGTATTTATTACCCCTTTTTTTATGGGGTAAAGTGAAATAATAATAAAATAAATGCAAAATAAATTTTGTAATTAAAAAAAAACTTTTATATTTGTCATGTAATTAGTTAATAATTATTACGTTCATTAAAAAGGTGGTTAGTACAAGTTAGGGGTGAATGCCCTACAAAGGCGGTGCAAGTCCGCCCACCTTTTCAAATTAAGTTCATTGAAATAAAAAAAACTGAAAGCATTGATAAATGTATATTGGTAGAGTACACGAAATAACTGCCTACATTGAGAATGTTTTTTAAAAAGTATGAGAGTGTATTGGTTGAGTATATGAAATAACAACCCACCAGTAAAAAATTTAAAATAGGTTTTTTTTTAAAATAAATGCAAAATATATTTGGTATTTAAAAATATTCTTTTATATTTGTGTAAACAAAACAATAAAAATTATTATTATGAAAGATTATTTATTAAAATTTAAAAAAAGTTTAAAAGAAAGAAAATCAGCTTTAGAATTTCAAATGAAATTACAGAGAGGCATTATTAGATGTAATTATGTTGTTCAAGTTGGAAACTCAACAGTTGGTATAAATGATGAAAGCAAAGTTATTTTAAATTCAACAGTTGGAGCAACCTTGCCATCACAATTTGATAAACAACAAGTCAACGAAATTAGAGCTAAATGTAAATGGAATAATGTTGATGGTAAAATGATACCAATTAAAACATTTTTTTATAAAGATTGGTATAAAAAGGAGTTAGAACAAGTAAACAATTTATTAGCACCTTTTAAATAGAGAAAACAATGGGGGTGTAAAAACCCCCTATATATTTATGAAAATAATATACTACAATAAAATAAAAGACAAGGCACTTGAAATGCCAAAAGGTTATAGACAACTATTACTGCATGAATTATCTAAATCACTAATTAAAAATAAAGACAATGTTTGATATGTATAAAAAGTTTTTAAAACAAGACCCTAACAATTGGAAATGGTTAATTGCCATTCATGTAGTTGTTTACACAATATGTTTATTCTTAATGTTAGATATATAATCATGGCAAATAGAAATAAATTTTTACACAATTTAAATAAAGCTAAAAGGCAAAGAAAAAATGAAAGGGATGTATTTAATAATTTATTTAAAAACTACTCAAAAGGTTTAATTAAAATAACTAAGGATAATGAGCAAACCTAATTTAAAGCACTTTTTAGCGTTTATAATGTTCTTTTTGAGTGTTAGGGTGGTGTTATTATCAAGTGACTTTTTAACAGCCACAATACTATGTGTTTTTGGCGTTTCAATATTGACAAATGAGCAGTAAAAAAATGATACATATTGATGACATGATACAAGGTTCCATTGAACGTAAAACATGGGATAATTTGCCGCCTATAAAAAAAATAAGGATATATAAATTAGCTAATGATATTCATAAAATAGTACATTCCGAGGATAAATTTTTGTAATTGTTGTTTTGTTTGAAATCTTGGAATGTTAAAAAGCCAGTTATTAATTTAGCTGGTTTTTTTTATATATTCTTTTTTATGAACCATAACCAAAAGGGTTGTTTTGCGGAATGTCATTTTGCGGCAATTGCCATTCAACATGGTTACAATGTATCAACTCCGCTTATAGGTTCAAGTTATTATGATTGTATTCTTGAGAAGGATGGTGTTATGTTTAAAATACAAATCAAATATTTAGGCAAAGATAGGCGAAGGCATAAAAACAGTATTCAAATTACATTAAGGCGTACTGGTTTGCCATCTTATGAAAAAAAATTTGTTGATTTCTTTGCTTTGTGGGATGAGGGTAATAATGGTTTTTTTATAATTCCAAACTTAGGCCAATCTTGTTTAAAAATAAATATCAATGGAAAGTATAAAGAAAATTTTAATAACTTTGCATTGATTTCATAAATAAGTTTGATGTGCCATTAGATTAAAAACCTAGTGGCACTTTTTTTTTATCTTTACATAAAATATATATCATGAAAATAAAACTTTTAATACCAATTAGTAAAGAGGGTCGTAATTACAATGAGGGTGATATAATTGAAATTAACGAACTGAATTCAAGTAAATGGATTTCTAAAGGATGGGGTGAAGCTATTGTTAAAAAAGAAGCTAAGCCAAAAAAAGAAACTAAAGAACTAAAATTAAAATCTAAAGAAACCAAAAATGAGGCAAGTAAAGATTAATTCAACTACTGGGTCGGAAATTGTTACATCCGCTGATTTAAAACTATTTGCAAAAATAGATACAACAGCTGATGATGCAATTATTGCAAGGCAAATAACTCAAGCTAGGATATGGTGTGAGAATTATATTTCAAGGGATATTGTTGCAAAAAATAGAAGTTATTATTTAGATGAAACCAGCGGCACATTTACAATACCATTTGGGCCAGTTGCAACAATATCTAGTATTCATGCTGATGGTGTTGCATTAACACATACAAATGTTGGTTTAGACAAAGAAACTATTGAGCTGGATAATGGTTATGCTAAAAAAGTAACTGTTGTATATATTACTGCTGGTCTTAATGATTCTTTATTACAACAAGCTATATTGCAACTAGCCACAACATATTATGAAAATAGAGTTGATTTTAATTCTGGTGATGAAAACAATGCATCTGATTTAATACCAACCGATACAAGGGATATTTTAAATTCGTATAAAGCAATGTTTTTATAATGAATATAGGTAAACTAAATACTAGAATACAGATAAAAAAATTAACTAATGTATCTGATAATTTTGGCGGTTGGACCAATACTGTTACTGATTATATTGATATTTGGGCTAAGTACAAACAAGTCAAAGGATTAAGAACGTCAACAGATGGCCAAAGACAAACCAGGACTGAGGTTGAATTAATATGCCGAGCTGATACAATAGATTTTATTGATGCTAATATTGGTGGTCAAGAGTGGTTTTTCCAAGTTGATGGCGTTGATGAGGATTACAGAATAAATGATATTTACGAAAGTGAATATAAAAATTATACAAAAATAATAGGAATTAAAATTGAATAATGGCAAAAGCTGGTGTTAAAATAAATAGTAGTGATTTAGTTTTGCTAAATAAAAAGTTAAAAAAACTTAAAAAAATTAGCGAACAAAAACTAAGCAGTCAAATAGGTTATACAGCCGCTAACATAGTATCAAAAGCTGTAAAAAAAGTTCCTGTTGATACTGGTAATTTAAAGCAATCAATTAGTTTTGGTTCACAAAAAATCAAGCGTATGTTGAAGCGACTGCAAAATATGCACCTTATATTGAGTTTGGTACTGGTGGTGCCATAAATACTAATGATGCTGAGGAACTAGGTATAAGTGCATCAATGATAAAAGCTATGTTTAGTGGCCAAGGTAAAAGAGAGGTTACAATGAAGCCGCAACCATATTTTTTTAATTCAGTTAGGGAGGGTTTTTATGAATTATTACAAAAATTAGAACAAGAGCTAAAAAAAGCAACAAAATAATGAAAGACCCTATAAAATTTATAAGACAAAAAATAATTACAACTTGCGGTGGTAATATAAGTTATAATGGTGCAAATGTGCCATTTTATAACAGAGTGCCTAATAATGTATCATTCCCTTATGTGAGAGTTTATGGTTTATCAACAAATGCAATTGATGATAACCAAACAAAATATAATGTTGAATGTATTACTAGAATTGAAGTTGTTACTAGATTTCAAAGTAC